GTAGCCGTAGACGTTAATAAACTCATCTGCCATCATCTTGTATTTTGTGTCACCCGTGTTTCGGTACATCATGTACGAGCCAAGCGCTGACGTAACAGGCTTAAGCATTGTGTTAATTCCAGTAGCTAGGGCGTTAACTGAAAAAGTTCTCGGTCCAGACAACAGGAAGTTAATCCACAACTCGTTGTGCATATCGAGAGCAGACACGGGCGCTTGCGAAACAAGCCCCGCCGCCCCGTGCTTGGAATAAAGCTTGTCCAGTTTTTCTAGGGTAATCTCAACTTGCTCCTTGCCGCCAGCCTGTTCCATAAGGCTTTTGGCGTATTCGACAAGAGTTGTAGTTTCTTTAATCTGCTTAAACACGTTGAGGTTACGCCCAGCCGAAGAACGAATAGTCTGGTATCCAAACAACACTTCGCGAAGGTTGTCTTGAACTTGGGTGGCGGCCAGATAGCTTTCAGCGTACTTCTTTAAAATTGTTGGGTCGTTAGGCGACTTAAGTAGCCAATCACGGGCCCTCAAGAACTCAGCCGTGTGCTGGCCTTGCTTGTCCTTCAGGGCCACGGCCATGCCGTAGTAAGCACGGATACGTGCGTCTAGGTGGCGCTCGTTACGGGCGTCCTTAGCCAGACGGCTTAGAACGGCGTTACCTCCATCCATCTTTTTAATAAAATCTAGGGCCTCTTTGGCCACAACTTCTTGCGTCCTGACAGGGCCTTTGGCCTTTTCAAGCACGTCAGCAAACGTCTCCATCAGGGCCAAGGATGCCCGGTGCGCTGTTTCCGTATCTTTAAAATCTTCTAAGTTAAATACAGGACGGCCCCCGTCATCCACCCAAGCTTTAGCTAGGTTCTGCAAGTCCGTTGGGTTTGCTTCAAAAAGCTTAACGTAGTTTTCAAAACGTTTGCGTGTTTCAGGGCTTACTTCTGGAAGGATTCTACCTACTTCTCCCGGGTCAGCCCCTATCGCTCTAGCCCGAGCCATAAACCTAGCGTCCGTGTACCTAGGAGTTTTTTGAGCAAGCTCAAGCGTAGACAATTTCCATCCGCCCCAAGTTGGCTTCTTACCGTAATTCTCTCCTTTAAGAACGTATTCAAAAATATCGTTTAGCGTAGCCGGGTCTTTTCGCCCAAACATTGAGCTCAACGTTTCTTTAATTTTTCCAAGAATCTCTTCAAACACGGCCACCAAATCTTTGTGCTCCGTTTTGTTTTTAATCACGTACTCAGCAAATGATTGGGCAAACCATTCAGTTTCGCTTTTGGCAAAGTATTTAGCGTAGTAATCGGGCTCAAAAGTCTTTCTTGTCGCGGCTACGCCTTCTTTAAAGAAACCAACTCGTTCTGATCGAGTAGTTGCCGAGTAAGCGTCAGAAATAAGCCTTTTCTGCTCAGGGCTTAAAAGAGAATAATATCCAGAGTGCCCGTATTCATGCCAAAACGTAGAAAGTGTTTGAGCCTCTTTCTCTCCTATTTTGTATTTATCAGCCAGCGCTTTTTGTAGAGTAATTAAAGGCTTCCAACCGGGTACTACGGCCCCGTCTTTCCTTACAGAGGTTTCTATAACCCCACCTCTACCAAGGCTTGTGGATTTAGACGTTAAAGTAGCTACTTCTAAATTTTTAAGGTACTCGTCATTTGCTTCGGCTTTCCAGAGTGTACCAATAATAAGGTCTTTACCGTTTTCAGTTAAGCCCTTGTCCTCGACAAGCAAGTCAAGGCGTTTAGTAAACTTTGCGTGACCCTCGCCGCGCTGGTCAAAATTTGCTCGTAGCTCTTGCGGGCTAGCAAACTGATTTATAGGAGCGTCACGGCCCAAAAGCGTCTGGCCTTGAGCTAAATCCTGTTTTAGTCCTTCAGCGCCTTCAACAGATTGCCTAAGCTGGTCTTGGCGACCAAGCTCGGTTTCCATCACCTGAGCGGATTCGCGTGCGGACTTTACAAGCGGGTCAATTTCTTTTCCAGCTTCTTCTAATACTTTTTCGGCTTCTGCTGTTTTCCCGGCTTCAGCAAGGTTTCTGGACTTTTTAAGCGCCTTAATACCAAGCATAACGCCGTCGATGACTCCACCGACCATAACCCCTTCAAGAACATTTTTAATTCGTCCCTCTAGAAGGCTGTCATCTTTGTCAGCCGCTAGGTATTCAGTTACAGGGTTTTCTAGACCCGGGATGCCTTGAATAAGATTAGAAAGGCGCTCTTCGTGTTCGTCAAAAACTGAGAAATCTGCTACAGCGCCAGCAACCGCCCCACGGCCTATTTCTGACCTTTGGAGCCAGCGCCCGATTGAACCCATTTTAGCTAGCTTGCCGACCTTTGCCGCTTTATTTATCACACCAAACACCGGGATAAACCCGACAGCAAATTCTGTACCTACTTCAACAAATCCTCCTACCGCTGTTTTTGTTTTAGGAAGATATTGAGTAAGTAAATCATTAGGAAGTGCTCCAAAAGCAACTAAATCTGCAACGCTTTCAACTGCCCCGGCAACACCTCTAGCCGCCCCGGTAGCGGCATCTAGCAAGTAATCTTCAGCGCCTAGCTCTTGTGTGGAAGGAGCCAAAGCATCCTGAGCCGGGCTAGGAGCGGGCTGGTTAGGTTGTACAGGGGTTTGTAGTTTAGGTGCTGAAATCTCAATGCTCTCAGAAGGCTGAGGCTGAGGAGCAACGGCTGGTTGTTGAACTGGTTCGGCTACAACTGCACGACGACGAGTGAGTCCGCCTTGCTCGAGCTCGGTGTAAACTGAATCAATCTCCTGATTTAATTCTTCAGGAGATACCTGATCTAAAAAATCCATTATAGTCCTCTTCCTCGACCAAGAGATTCAACCGCTAGCGCTTGGGCTTGGAAAAATTGCGGTACATCGCGAATGCTTAAATTCTCCATAATCTTCCTTGCACGTTCATCCCCGTTTCTATACGCAATTCGGAAGCTTGCAAGCTCTTCTACAGAGGTAAACACCGGGGTTACTAGAGGGTTAAGGTTTGGGTCAATTTCGATGTTTTCGTCAGTTTGGCCGTAAAAAATCTCAGCCGGGGTGTAGCCTTTAGAAGCCTTAGCTGTCCAATAGCGATACTTGTCAGCTTCCATTTTAGCTGTGCTTTTAGGGACATCATACGTCCGCACGTCCATAATAAGGTCTGAACTAGGGGCCAATAGCTTAGTTTCAGTCTTTTTCCTCACTTCTTCGGCTGTGCGGGCGACAACTTTATCTACTTTAGCGTCCAAACGAGCCAAATCACGCTTAATAATATCAGCCCGGTCAGGAGCAATACCCATTTTAGAAGCCCTAGCTAGTTCAACAATGTTCCGAATGCGGTTACGATACGTCTGTACTTGAGAAACTTCGTCAAAATTTAGCCATCCGGGTCCAGCTAAAGACTTATCGGTATCTTGCGCGGCCTCTGCTTTAGCCCGGACCTCAGCGTTGCGTTTTTCTTCAATATCAATAGCTTTAATCTGCTTGTTTCCGTAATCTTGAAGAGTTTTTACAACCCTTTCGCGTACGTTATTCATAACAATCGGAGCGGCTTTATCTTGAGTCATGCCCGGGTTGCCAGCTAAGTAGGCGTCCATCTCGACTTTTACAGCTTTATTAAATTCTAGGTCTACAAGCCCTGCTAAAGCATTTGCCACAGCGGGTCTATCGTCAAATTCAATCCCAATCGAGCTCTTAACTGCGGCCCGTGCTTCGGCTGAAGACTGACTTTTTAGTAAAGGCTCATAGCTTTTTAAAGACTGCAACGCTTCAAGCATTTTAGCTTGGTTTGTCCCGTTAAACCCGCTCTCTTGGCCAAGATCGTAGAGTCTATTGGCCTCGGCAATGTCGTTGTTGACGATAGCAGTCTGAAACCTTGTCATATGCTCGGAGTTAGGCTGTGCGTTAAGGTTACGGCGTTCCTCAACCAGCTTCCTGACCGTGTTTCCAATAACTCCGTGTAAGTCGGTCTTGGTGGATAGAGGAGTTTGGACAAAGTTCCCAGAGCCGTCAGGAAGAGGAACGTTGGCGGCAATAAGAGCGCTGGTAATATCGTTAATTGCGTTGGGGTCGTTGATGTTCTTGTACTGATCAATCAAAATATAGGCCCTGTCTTGAGCGGCAGTAAGTACATTACCTCGTTCTTGAAGAGCGGACCCTTCTTCTGTTTGAATCGTTCGAATAACAGCTTCTTCCATGTTATTAAACAACTCTAAAGTGTTTCCTTCTCCAACAATGTACCCATTAGGCAGTTTAGTGTTCTTAATTGAATCAATGACCGAAAGGGCTTTGTCTGGATTTGTACGCCGCAACTCATCAATGTAAGGCATTACCCCGGTTTTAATGGCGTAGTAAGTTGGGTTTGACATCCCGCTTGAAGCGGCTTCGCCAACAGCCGCGATGAAAGAGCCTACAACTGCTTGCGTTTGCTCTTCGGAAGGCAAAGCTTCAGCGGATTTAAAGCCGCGCTGAATAGAAATACCAAGCTGGTTCCTAGCGTCGATCTCGCGCTGTTCCAAACGTCTGTTTAGCGCCGACGTTGAAAAAGACTTAAAAGTGGTGGCCGCAACTTCATTCGCCGCCGCCTTTGCAAAAACAGAATCTAAATTAAAACCAGACTTCTTTTGATACTCCGCCCACGCTTGAGCCTGAATGGATTCAATGGGCTCAGTATTCTTTGGATCGGACATTTTGCCCATCCAATTTTGGTGAAGGTACTCTTGAAATCCCGGGGCAACAATGTTTTTAGCCGTGTTCTCCATGTAGCTTTTCCAGTACATGGGGTTACTGCTTTCTTTAAGGACACCAGCTTTAACAGCGTTTTGAAACCCCATCCGAAGGACTTGCCGGGCTTTTTCAGGATCAGAATTGGCGTCTGCTTCACCTTCCTGTCTTGCTTCTACGGCTTCGCCACGTAAATAAGAAAGGCCGAACGAAGCTAACTGCGAATTTAGCCCTTTGAGAGATTCGGCAACTTGGAGTAGCTCGTTGCTCTCTGAGGGCTGAGAAGCCGCAGGGGCCGGGGGAGCCATAAGCTGTGAAGCTTGGACCAGCGGAGACGGCGTAATAGAAGGAGCAAAGCCTAAACCTCGCTCCGCTCTGCGCGGAATGATTCTTTCCTCGGCCATTAGATGTTAAAGCGCCACCCGTCACCGCCGGGGGTGGTGTTATCTTGCAATCCACCGCCGCCAGTTCCGCCCTGATAGTAACGGCCTTGGTAATAAGTTTGACCAGCGCTGAGAACGTTGCCGAGAGCGTTAATAGCAAACCCAGCAAAAGAAGGGCGCTGAATTGGTCGGTTGATTTGAGCAATGTTCATTTGAGACGAGAGGCGCGAAGTATCCAAATTCATCTGCAAAGCTTTGTTCATATTCTTTGTAGTTTGTTCATAGTAAACATCGCGCATCTGCCCCTGCCTAGTGCTGGCTTCAAAATAACCTAGCTCTTGGCGGTTGATTTCCCCCAAAAGCGATTCAACTGCAATACCGCCAATACCAGCTTCGCCAGCGGCCACGGTGGCTCGGGACGACGCCGCTCTAGCTTCCATTGAAACTTTATTAAGTTCCCGCGAAGCGGCTTCTTTTTCCTGTGCCTGACGCAAGCGAAGCGCTTCTTGTTCTTGTTGGTTTTTTAAAGCTAATTGGGCTTGTTCTTGTTGGGCACGCTGTTGTTCCAGCGTGATCATTTGATTTTGGTAAGAAGCCTGTTGACTAGCTTGTTGTTGGGCCCCTACGTACTGAAGGGCAGTAGAGGCTAGGCCGACTACAAGGCTACCAATGGCGAATACTGCTGGGGCACACATATATCAGAGTTTTACGCTTAGAAATTCAATGTAGGGTTCTTTATTCAATCCGTATTCCTTATACTCCCTAATAAACCTGAAGCCAAGCCATTTAAGCCAATCTACGTGCAATTTATTCCAAAGGCACACAACGTTAAATAGTATGGGGTATAGTTCGTGAAAGGACTTAATCCAATTAGGGCTTTGCCTGAGAAAAGCAATCTTTTCCTTTAGTAAGTCGTTGCTTCCCAACAACCATATTACGCCAACCGTTGGGCTATAATGATTTACGCCGAAAATGGCCACAACCTCGTTTTTGATAGTTATGCTGTATGTATAGGGGGATTGGATGATCCCTTGTTCTATGGCCTTCCCGGGACATCCCGTAGTTACGGCCCTTATTTCGCGCAAGTCTTCAGGGCGTAACTTAGGAGCTAGGGAAAAAGCGTCCTCAGGAAGCGCCTTTCGGACAGCGCAACCACGCTCATAATCCCAAACTTCGTCAGCCAGCCCTTTGAGAACGGGAGACGTATTGTGCCTCGACGTCCAACGAAAGGAGGGAGCAGGGGTGGGGTGAGTCATTTACTAAAGATATAAGTACCTGATCATTTTTAGAAAGAATAGGAAATTTAAATATACCATCCCGTAAACTATCGAAGTTAACAGCCGCAGTTGGAGTCCCAGCGGATTGGTTATTACAGACATACTCGTAGGTTGTTGGGTACACGTTGTTAATTGGGACAACCCGGACCTTAAACGTTCTTGTTTTATCATAAGAAAGAGAGGCTCTTTTTAGATACAACTTACCTACAGACACAACGGTTGGGTTTCCCCTTGCTCCCGGGGCCCTGATAACTACACGCCCCAAAGTGTGTTCCATTGTGTAGTTTTCCCCAATCCACAAGGAAACAGTCGAATAATTCCCTTTTACAGTTAAGAAATAGCTTTCTGCTGAGTTAACCGGGACCACAGCACCTCCCACGCCCGTAGTAATGGGGAGTTGGCCTACGCCTCCTCCAACCGATTGAGGAACATAGCCCGGGCCAGAAAACGTAGTGGCTCTTGTAATTACAGCCGCCTTAGTCGGGTCTATTCCGTAAGGAAGCGTAAATGTCGTCAACCCCGTGTTTGCATTAAAAGTTTTAGTAACAGCGGAGCTACTTATTTTTCTGTCTAAAAGTACCGAGTAAGAAGAAAAAGAATCTGTTTTGTTCGATTGAAAATCAATTCTTTCCAAATAAGTTCCGTCACCTCTAGTCGTTACAATGTATAATTTGTTATCAATAAAGTCTACATTTTCAATAAACGTGACACCTGAAGTTGCGTTTGGATCGTCCGGGTCACTACCAATCGTAAACTTACACCAAGCAGACTGTAATTTTTCACTTCCGTTAAAAAAGTACTTATACATATAAAAGCCGTTTTTTAGTCCGCTAGACATAACAACAATCATCTGCTCGTTGTCCGACCCAACAATTTTTGAGACAGTACCTTTAATGTAAGATGGAATGGAAGCTGAAATGTCAACTCCGTCTAAATACTGGCTTTCCGGGTTTAGATAGTACTCCTGAATACCTGAAAACGAATCCCTGTTGAATGCAAAATAGATGTTTTTTCCAACAGCCACAGGCTGGCTTGCTGTAGAACACGCAAAGTTAGTGGTGTTTTGGATAGATACTGTTTTGGAAGTAAGGTTATCTGCACTTTGAAGGGAAAACTGAGTCTGGTCAGAAAACAGTAGGAGCTTTTCGTTAAATGGGATTCCAGCAAACAAGATAGAAACTTTATTAGAGCTAGAAGCTACGTCGATTGGGTCTGAGTCTAGAAGCTGAGTAACGGTAGTTCTGTAAAAATTAAAAAACTCACTAGCTTCAGACAAAATCACATTCTCGTCGCACAAAAAGCCAAGCCTGTTTCTAAAAAACAAAATATCTTTAATTTTTCGGTCTACAAATGAAGCGCTTGGGTTACTGTCTTCATCTCCTACCAGCCGCTCTCCCCAATATGGAATTTCGTATGTAAAGGCGTTTCCCGGCGCTGTGTATGTATCGCCGTCAAGTGCTGTAAAAAGAAAAGAACCGTTTTGCAATCTAATAAGCGCATGAGGAAGAGTTTCTTCATCTAAAGCAAATTTAATTCCGGGCTGAACAGTTTCTTTCCAGACGCCAGTACCGCCAGTTCCGTTAGATGCGTCGAATTTAACCCAATACTCATCCCCCTCGTCATCGGGCTCTCCGGCCACTTTTACAATAAAGCCGTGTTTTCCTTCTGCTGGTAAATCCAAAAAGCTTTGCACCTCGTCGTTTATCAGCTTGAGTCCAGTACCGCTTTGAGAATCTGAAACTGAAATAGTAAATGCGGCGTTATTTGTGCGTCTGATATAAATTGTCGAACCAATTACTTCAGTTGTTAAATTTGCATCTGAAGAAATTGCCTGTCTTAAGAAAAAAGCAATTTTAGTTGTATTAGCGTGGTCAGCGTTGGCCCAAGTAGAAAGACTTCCTGAGCTAGTTGTTGGGGCTGTAGTAGCGTTCCCGCTTCCTGTTTTAACCCAATGGGAGGTTCCGTTAATTGTTACCTGATATTCAGCGGTATAAGCTCCTTGGGCGACAAATATCATGGCCTCATACGGTCTTGTAGGTGTTAAGTTAGCGTACTCTTGAGCAGTTTTTTGTTTATTTAAAATAAGAGTGTAATCAGCTACAGACAGACATTTTAAATCTAGATTGGCCGTAGCTGGGATATAATCAAAAGCATTGTTTCTTGTAATAACTGTTTTTTCGACGCCATTCATATCCCAAACTCTTACTGCATCGTTTGGATTAAAAACTACTGTATATCTTTCTCCTGAATCTCGGTTAATTGTGTGCCACTTTGCACCAGTTGTGTCCTCTAAAAAGAGAGCCCCAACGTAGTTAGTGCACGGACGCTTAATTAAGCCGTCAACAAGCGAGGGGTAAGCGTTAATCGATTCTTCAGCTTGCGACGCAAAGCGAAGGGCGTCGGCCTGTTGGCTCACCCCGCTGATTAAGTTCGGGATGCTGATCGAGACTAGGGCCATTAGCGTAGAATAATGCGGGCTACGTCGTAATTGTCAAAAACAGAATAATCCCCGGTATCGTTATCAAATTCTTTAAGTTGTGACAGGGCTAGCATTTCGTCATTCATCAAAGAGCGGGCGGCGTCACCAGACCCAACAACTCGATCTTGAAAAATCCTAGAAGCCCTAGTTGTGATGTAATGCCGGGCGGGCTCAGGAAGCTCCTCAAAAGATAGCAAAAGGATAATCTCTCCTTTTAAATCTTGAGTAAAAACAAAAGTATGGTTTTTTCTGTCGTACAGTTTCGTTCCTCGCTGAACAACATCCACGTCAGGATACAGAGAATTGTCAACGTCAACCCTTACAATGTTTTGGGATAGGTTAATGTTGTTGCTTACGTCTCGGGAAAATGGATAATCTTTTTCGGTGTTGAAGTGCCAGCCCATAATTTGAACGGCTCTGTCAACTTCATCAAGTACTTGGACAGCAATACGGGCGTCCACGGAAGTACCTTGAAATAGGGTATTTACAGGAGATTCACCGATAGCAGTCAACATCTGGTTAACCGCTTCCAGTTTAGTCATCGGGGTAACTGGCATATCGATAGGTATTTACTACAGAAAAAGAGAGACCCTGCAAGCCATTAGTTTGATTAGACTCGGGGAAGGAAGGCGGGGCTAAACACCCCTAATAAAGTTCCCGAGAACCAAGACTAAGACTTGCAGGGCCCTCTAAGTTAACTACGGACGAGCGGCTCCGTTGAACAACTCGACGGCGCACTCAGGGCGAAGGATACCGTGACCCATCGCGTACTTAGCGACCATGAAGTTGCCTTGGAGTTCGATCTTGTACTCGTTTTCGACGGCGAGATCGAGGAGCTTAACCGTACCAACAGCGTTTTTATGGAACACAACGCCAACGGTGTTGGAGAAGTTTCCAATATAACCGCCGTTATTTCCCTCAGAGGAAGTAACGTTGGTGCTTGGGAGGTTATTGCTCTTAACGATCTGAACGCCAGCGACGCGAACCACCGAGCCGTCCACATAGCTACCAACCGCATTGGCATTGCCAACGGCGGCGAGAGCCTGAACCAGCTTGTAGTAGTTGGCCGGGGAGAGCACGCAATAGCGCTCTTCGGACGGCACGTCGTTTTCGTCGAGTTTCTGAGCCGCGCTGTAGATGTCTTCAGCGAGGTCAGCACCCGTGGGCGTCAGAGAGCCCACATTGATGAACGAACCAGCTTTGCCACCAGAAAGGTTAGCGGAGGCCCGGGAGGCCAGCGTAATAACCTTGGCAATCGTGGTATCGAATTTCTTCGACAGCGCACGACCGAGTTCGGTGGTGTAGATGGAACGCACGTCATAGTGATTCATCGCCTCATCGATCTTCGCCACAAAGGTCGAAGCGGTCAGAAGACCGTCGATGGTGATGACTTTCTCGCTGTGCGCGATGGAGTTAATATAGGAGTTTGCCGCGAGCAACATATTGTCGCCGGGGCTGTGATACTTCGCTGTAGCTGTGCCAGTAACAGGGAACTGAGCACTCTTGCCGCTCTCAATAGTACGAGTCAGGTGCAAAGGTTTGAAGACGTTTTCAGTCTCAAACGTGGTCAGCACCTCTCCCGCAAACTTCTTGAGAAACAACTCGAGATTATCGGCGTTTCCCTGCTTCAGGCCCAAACGCGAAACGGTAGTTTCAGAGGCCATTTTGTTAGTTACCTTTCGGGTAGAGTTTCTTTTTTCCCATCCCAAGCGGGACAAGATTAAGTGTTTTTGTGCTGGTCACACCCGAGTAAAGCCTTTTCGAGTCGCAGTTGTCCCGCCGTAACGGGGCTGGCCTAATCAGACCATCTCTAAAGATGATCCCAATTTTCAAAAACTGAAATCTATTTATCCTTTGGTGGAGGACCTGTCAACCAACCTTCTGGTAGTTTTACTTTTTTAGCTGACTTCTCCCATTCCTTACCATTCCAGAAGTAAACAAACCCCTCTGTCTCCGGGCCAATCCTAAGCATTGTATCCCCGGTAGTATCAACGAATATCAGATTTTTTGTCTCTGAGGTACTCGCGCATCCTGTCAGACCAACGAGCGTGCAAAGTAGAAGGGGGAGGCCCAAGATCAGTACCCTTAACTGGCCTACTTGCATCTTTGACCTCCCCCTTAATGATTTTCCAGATAGCCAGAATAAGGGCCTCAATAAGACCCCAAAACATGGCTTAGTCCTTTTTAATCTTGGCAATCAGGGACCAACCGAGGCCAACAGCGGCTACAACGCCACCTACGATGGCTTCAACAGCGGCCTGATCAACAGTACCCTTGGCAACAAAATAGCCGCCAACGGCAGTTAGGATATGCCGAATAACGGCACTAATAATGTCAGGTGTCATGGTTTTTATTACCCTTTCTTTTTGATGGCAAACCCGCCCATCTTATTTTTCATTTTGGAATAAACCTCAGGCTCAACCGTAGATTTTTTCTTACTACGGCTAATTCCCAAGCGCTTTCTCCGATTCATGTTGGCGTACAAGCCTTTCATGTTTGTTACAGAATGTTACTGATTGCCAAACGCTGTTCAACTTCTTTTCTGTAAGCAGGGTCGGCTTTGTACTTGGGGTCAGACATGGCTCGGGTGAGCTCGGCGGTGCTCCTAAACGGCGCTGTGCTACCTTGCGTCTGAGAGCCGCTTAGAAGCTTAGGCTGTTTGTAAGAGCCCCCCTGAGCGGCTTGGTATCGGGCATACATACCCTTAACTGCCATAGCCGCTTGCTCAGAAGACCCTTCAAGCATGGAGTTGTAAACGTTTAACTCGTTCTCGGGGACGTTAGCCGCCGCCCAATCGCGCATTGCTACGAAGTTATCTTGGCCTCCAATGTCGTTAAGCAGTCCAGACGTGGACTTCTCAGCAATGGCCTTTTGGCCTTCAATGTATGCCTCAACAACTTCACGTGGGTAGCCCATCTCGTTTAGCTTTGAAAAGCTTTGATCAGATAGCTGGCCCTTTTCGCTGTACTCCTTGGAGAAATCAACGAACTTGGTTTCCCAAGCAGAAGCTACAGCCTGTTCTTGCTTAGACTGCTCTTCAGTCTTTGCTGGCTGGTTAGCTTGGTCTGCTTCGCCCTCTGCTTCAGCGCCCTGCCGGGGAGCGCCCATTTTCTTTTCCAATTCCCCGTAAGCCTTAGCGAGGTCCTCCGCGCTTTTGAACTTCTCGGGGAGCCATTGCGGGCGATCCGGGGCGTTTGTATCTACCTTGCTATCTACGGGTGCATCAGCCGGAGCCATCTCAGGCTGAATAACTACTGATTCAGTTGCCATTGTTTTCTTCCTTCCTTTCGACCCAAGTTATGGTTGTGGTGGTTCCGGGGCCTGATTTTGCGCTTGAGTCATCGCAACATCAGTAAAGCTTTTTATAGCTTGAGGACCAAGCTTGTTGGCCATCTGCATCATCATGGCGTTTTGCGAGCTTTGTGCAATCTCTTCTTGAGGTTTAATTAGACCCTCAGTCTCAATTCCTAGGGAGGTCGCCCTGCGCTTCAAATAATCTTCAATGTTAATATATTGCCCAATAGCTTCTGGGCCAAAGATTTGCCCAATCCCGGCCAAAAACATATCAAGCTTGTTTAAGTCGTTACCGCGCCCAAGGGCCTCAACTCCCGTGACAATCATGGGGCGAATAAGGTTATTTTTGGGTAGCTTAGGAAGTCGGCCTTCTTTACCCATCCGGGTCATAAGGCGGTCAACCAAAGGTAGCTGAAACTCTTGGCTCAAAATTGAGTAAGCACCGCCCAAGGCAGTCTCTAGCTCTTGTGCCATAAACCTAATCTCTTCGGCGGTAACCCGCTCGGCTTGGCGCTGAACGGAAGTATTAAGCAAAAAGGCAAAGCCAAGGCGGGTTTGAATTTCCGCCATCATCTCTTTAGCTACCCGGAAGTCAGCATACTTTTCCATTTGCAAAGCCGCTACATCATCCCGGTTGCCAGAAACAAACGATCCGTTTTTGGCTTCAGCAAGCGTTTTGGCTTTAGTTGTCCCGGTAGGACGAACCATAAAGATAACTTTAGAGGCGGCGGCTGAACCTTCTACAACGGCTTTTGTCAGCCCCTCAAGAGAGCGTAAATCGCCTAGATACTCCTCAACCAAGCCACGGCCATAATCCTCTCCGTCAACACGGCTATAGCGCAGAGGAATAAAAGGACATTTATCAATGGGGAAATAACCTTCGCTATCGGGAACTATCATCCCGTTAATTTGCTGGTACACTTCCCATTTCTTGTCTTCCCGGTGGATGCAAGTGTAAAGGTCTACGCCCTTTTCGTGAGAGTATTCTTCGCTCTTTCCTTCTTTCGGACGAAGAAGTTTTTTAGCCTCGTCAGGTAAGGCAGAAGGTGATATTGTTTCCTTTGTAACGATATGAAGCACATTCCCAAAGGCATCCCTCTTTACGACGTAATTCTCCAACTTAAAAACCCTAAGACCACCATCCTCAGGGAAATAAAGAAGCGTATTGCCCGTGACAACAAGATGCTTAAGGGCCTCAAAAATGGGGACACGAAGCGCTGAGGTTTCAACTTCTTTCATCACCGAGCGCTCGATTTCAGCAAGAGCTTTCTCAATCTCAGTTTTAATTTTTTCGTCACCGCCCATTTTCTTGAGGCGGTATTGATCAACGGCCAGCCTAAAAAACGGGGCGTTTGGCGGGAACAGCGCCAGCAATAGCTTTGCCGCTAAGTTGTTTACTCCCCGGGCTCCAATTCCTTGAAAAGGAGTAGGGTACACGGTAGCGTAGCTGTTACCCTCAGGAGGAACCAAAGTAGGTATTGTCAACTCCGCGCATTCCCGAGCCCTTTCAAGGTAAGTCTGCCTTGGGGATTCAAGTTCTCCGTAAAGCGCCGCTCCTGTTTTGTATTCGTCCATATAAATTACTCTTCGTCCGTTATATCTTCAGAATTGATTTTGACAAACAATTCCCCGTTTTCATCTTCGTAAAGCTGTATAAATCCTTCTTCTAGAAGGTATTGCAAAGCCGCGAGTATGTCTTCTTCGCTAAACTTTGAAAAATAACTAGCTCCGTTGTTTGTGCTCATTTTGGTTGGTTAAGATAAGCTAGCGCAACTGCGAAGTGAATGACAGCGCCTTTTAGTTGGTCTTTGCCAACTCCATCAGAAAAAAGAATGGTCCGTGTCCGCTCGTAACAAATGTTGTGCTTAACGTTTCCGTAGTATATGGAATCCACAGCTTTGACAGTCTGCTCTAAAGCAACAGGGTAGGCTTTCCAAAAAAGAAGGGCGTTCTTTTTTCCAATTAGAATAGCAATGGCTAAAGAAAAAAGGATTCGTTTCATTGTAATTTCGCTTCTCCTTCGCTGTTTCCAGCCAAAGCTTTTTCGAGTGTCTGTAAAGCCTCCACTACTTTTGTGTGGTCGGTTCTACTCAATAACGCGACACCGCTAGCAGTCGCAAGGATTTGAAGAGCTTCTTTTGTGCTCATTGGCTCCAAGGAAGGGGTAAGGCTGTGAAAACTGTTTGTGGGTTTTGTCTGCCTTTAATTTGATTTTCTAGATTGTCTTCAATGGCTTTTACACCTTTTTCCCCGAGTACTGTTTTAACCCATTCAATAATTTGGTTTTCTTTTAAAAGATTATATGGAGTGAAGTCTCCTTCTGAATAAGATAAACGTACAGCATCAGAAACAGTAGCTACAAATTCTCCTTCTTTCGCAGACACGCAAAATAAAACCAATATAACTACATTTTCCTTTCCGTTTTGCTCGGGCGCTACAGCCAAAGAGTCTACTGTCCAATCAAAAGTTATCATGGAGTCTCCAACTTAATTTTATATTGAGTCCCGTTCAAGTACACTATCCAATGCATATGCGCGGAGCCACCTGAGTTATTACTTAGAAGATTTCCCATGGCGTTAGCCCCACTTCCTCCTAACGAAAACGATCCATCTACTGCCGGGGAAATAGCCCCAAAACCAAGACAAACACAAAAATTTCTTGATGCTGTATCTACATTACTGTCGTATCCAATTAAAGTGTTAAACGACCCTCCACCTACGGCAGTTCCTGAATTAACTCCAATAGATGTATTGTTGTATCCTGTTGCGTACCTAAGAGCAAGATTGCCTATAGCAATGTTGTTATTTCCTACACTATTGTAAGATAATGAAAAATAACCAATTCCTATGTTTCCTCCTCCAATCGTGTTTCCAAGTAACGAATTGGCTCCAATTCCAATGTTTTGTGAACCAAAAGTATTAGAAGAGCAAGCCGACGCCCCGATTCCAACATTAGACCCGCCGCTTCGGTTGTTAAACAAAGCCCCGGACCCTAAAGCAAGATTTCCTGATCCACCTTCATTTTCTTGAAGAGCCCCAGCGCCTATGGCAACATTTGAACTTCCAATTTGATTGTCGCGAAGAGCATTATTACCAATAGCAACATTGCCAGCGGACAAATCAAGAGGAGAATCGTGAGCTAACAGCCCAGCAACTAAACTTCCGTTGCGGTTGCTTGGAAAACCACGAAATAAACGGCTTTCGTCAATATATGGAACTAAAAAACCCATAAATTAACCTTCCCAAGCTATAAATGGTTTTCCAGAAAAATTAAGACACACAATGTTTATGGCTTGAGTAGGGATAAAATTTGATTCAAAAACAAATCCTCCACCCAACTTACCCACAAGTATTCCAGTTAGTACTGTAGGGGCGTAGCCTATTCCTAAAAATAATTCTTGGTCTGATATATTCTGGATGGCGAAATACTTTCTAGATAAATTCTCAGGTGCTACTACTTGGCTAACACCCGCCGCACCTATTGTTCCACTTCTATTTGTAATTAAACCGCGAGGCGAAATAGCAGTTATGCCATTAGCCGTCCCGGTCACAAGCGATGTCATCAACGCATTTAGCGTGTCCAGCTTCGCCTCAAGTTGATCCGTGTTTAGGTTGACCGTGTCGGCATCAATACTGATGTTGTCCAGCTTGTCGATTACTTGCTGAACAGCGCCGGGAACCAAGCCCTGCCTGAGATAATTATGAATCTCAGCCTGAATCTTGGCTATACGTTTATCGTATACTTCTGTCCCTCTCGGGACATTACTGTCTCCGAACAGATCAACTTGAGGCATAAAGAATTTAGCTAGGGAGGTTTAGCCCGGTGTCGGTCCCGCCCGTCATATCAATACGGAGGGCAGAACGTCCACGCCGAAGGGGCCGCAACCGCTGTTCGCCAGCGTCGCTACCAGCCGTCTCCATTGCCGGAGCCACCTTTTCAGCGGTAGGCGTCGGAGGAGGGGTAGGCGGCGGGGGCGGGGGCGGAGGCGGAGGGGGCGGAGGAGGAGAGGGCGGGCTAGATGACATACACATATATTTAGTTCTCTTTCGTTAAGATTGTTTCGTTTTGTTCTCTGAATTTCTCTCTTAATAGGCGCACAAGCGCCCGCTGTCCAGCATAAAACCACACTTCCCTATCAGTAAAACTCAATTCAGGACACTTTTCAGGTATCCTAAACTCAAGTTCTTTTAGTAAAACTTCTGGAACAGGAGGGAATCTATCTTCTTGGTCTGGTGTTTTAAAATTCATTGTTTAATCTCTGGTGGTAAATCGTCTAACTCCTTAGATAATAAGCCTTTATCAATCTTATGTTTAGTTTCAATAAGGGCCAGTAAATTCCAAGCCGCCGCGACGTCGTGTCTTTCATCTCTGTAACCTTCTAGGTGTTTGAATATATGACGCAAGGCTGAATCTATATACCGGGAAAGAGGCTGTCCTTTTTCCCAATTTCTAGGGTTATATTTTTTAGCCCCCTCCTCAAGTTGGCGGGCAACCATATAGATGGCATGACACATCAAAAGGTCGTATCGGCCCTTACCGTCACGGGTGTCCCTTTGGGACCCGGTGGAAAACTTCTGGCGCTCTCCGCTATCCTTAACAGGACAATCGTTTACGGAACCCATAAAGCAACCTTTTTTGTTTTAAAGTTGTACTCACCATGTCGAAGGATGCGGGCGCACCTAGCCTGAACAAGCGCCTCGCCCTCCCCGAACCCTGCCTTTTCAAAAGCGGCTACAACCTTAGGCCAAGACTCTTCTACAGTTTTAAAGCCGTCCAAAAGGTCAGCCGCTTTTTTAGGACCAATCCCGGGACACCCCGGGTATCCATCCGCTTGGTCCCCGGTAAGGGTTTGAACTAGAAAATTGTAGTCTGCCCTTATTTCAGAAGTTTCCACTACTGTTTCTTCAGGGTGATTCCAGTTATAAGACAGTCCGGGGATAGTGTTAAAATCCTTATCCAAACTTACTATGATCTTTTCAATACCTTTTTCAGGAGTTGTAGCCCAAAGCCCAATAATGTCGTCAGCTTCCAAAATATGAACCCACCTAGCTTTGTGTTTAAAAATTAAGTGCTCTTTAACCTCTCCTAAAACCATAGGCTTACGCTGTGCTTTCCGATGTTCTTTGTAAGGAGGATAAATAACCTTTCTAAAGTTTTCGGGGCCAGAGACAGCTAGCAACATTTCGTCAGCCTCAATTTCTTCTTTGAGGTCCGCTAAGAACACATCAACCTTCTGCTTTGCCTCTTTCGCATCTGCGTGCAAGGTCCATATATCATTGCCCCAATTTGTGGGAACCTCGCACAAACCAGACTGCTGGTACGCTACAATGTCCCCGTCTACCATTGCTATTCGTTTCATGTTATTTGTATACCTCCCTTTTTAGTTTTGTTATTTGTCGTTTAATTGTTTGACGGCGGGCTTTCCCAGCCTGATAGAAGTTAAGCGCCAACTGGATTTGGCGTTTTTTCTCACGGCTAAATGGGTAAATGCACGCCAAGAATCTAAGTGCTTGGTTGCCATAAATCCGCCATTGATAAGACGGACGCCACTTTGGTTTGTCTTTGTAATGAAACCTTCTAATGTTGCCGCCAAAACGCTTGTGAGCGTCACGAAGAACTGTTGGATAGCACGCATGAATCTGAGCCATAACTGTGCCCTCTGATTCGATCCGCACCATCCCTTCTCCGTCAAAGTATCCGGCCATGTAGCTCTCATCCCATTCCCTCCTTTGCATTTTAGTGTGTTTCTGCCCAATTTAGCCCAACTCTGTATTCGCCGTCTAATGGACAACGAAAATTAAAAGACTTCCCGGCATCCCTTATTGCCTCAACTCCAATCTTACCCACTTCTTCTGCTATAGATTCTTTAGCCTCAATCTGCATTTCGTCGTGTATATGGGCTACAATAGCGTAGTCCTCGCCAAACTTGTGTCCAAGGCTTTCCATCTTAACTACAAAGTGGATAGTCGCCATCTTCATCACCAACGCCCCGGCTGATTGAAGCAAAGTGTTCAGCGCGGCGTGTTGGCTTCTGATCGGAAGTTGCCTACCGTCGAGGCCGATGAGGTGGCCCTTAGACCTGACAGCCCTCTCAACTTCCTCGCGTAGCCTTTTAAGCGCCGGGGTTTTGTTGAGGAACTCTTGCTTAATCCTTCGCCCCTCCTCTTGCCCTTTGCCAATAATGTTCCCAATCTTTTCGTCTCCCGCACCGTAGAGGAACGCATAGATAAACGTTTTGGCATTGTCTCTCGTAGGTAAACCAGCCGCCCGCTGGTTGACCGTGTGAATGTCTCCCTTTGTGAGCTCGTTCGCGTACGCTCCATCATCAAAACGAGCCATGAAGTGGGCGAGACAGCGAAGCTCCAAACCTGAAGCATCGCATCCAACCAGCCTCTTTTCAGACGGGACATTAAATAGTTCACGGCACTCCTTTCCGTATTCACTCCCCACCCGGGGGACCTGAGCCATGTTGGGTTTTGAATGGGTACAGCGGCCCGTAACTGCGCCATTTGTTGTTACCCTCCCGTGGATGCGGCCATCTTCCTTGACCATCTTCATCCAAGCCTCCTTGCCCTCGGCAAGTTGGCCAATTCGTTTCTGAATCAGGAGATACTCTAAAAGCGGTTTGGCCTCTGCATAGCCCAAGCGGCTAAGAGCCGAGAGCACCGCTTCGTCAACTTTTGGCTTCCCATCGGGAGTAAACTCTGATGGCTTCCATCCATATTTTGTAATAAATCTTTCCGCAATTTCTTCCCTGCTCCCGGGGTTGAACGGAATCTCTTTTTCTTTCGCCTTGCCATCTTTAATGTTTTCCAACGCTACTTTTTGAGTCGTTTTGTTGGCCTTGGCCCAAGCCTTGGCGGCTACGGTGGCCTCTGCCTTTGTGTTGTAAGTCTGACCCTCAAATAGGTAGGTGCAAGTCTTCATCTTTTCTACGCTTGGAGCAAATACCCGCCTCATTTCAGCCTCTAACTCAATGCGCCGCTTGGCCAAAGTTACGTAAAGGCCATTGGCTTTCTCCTTGTCAAAAAGAAAGCCGTGTCGCTCCTGAAGACCAATAATCCCGGCAAACCCGTGTTCAAGCTTTATAGCTTTAACAGAATAATTCTTTTTAATAATCATCTGGTAAAGCTTGGTCGTTACCGCGACGTCCTGAACGCAATAATCCTCCATGCTAGGTGACCAAACAGAAAAGTCGCCGTCGGCTTCCTTAAAGTCTCCCTTGAGCATCCCAATCCTGTGGCCCCAAGCTTTGAGACTGTGGGACCCAATAAGGTTCTTTGGAAAGTTTGGATGAGAATTGATGCGCCCAAAATCAACTTCTTTTAGATCGGGCCACATCAGACGTGTGCAAACAATGGTGTCAACAATTTCGCAGTTGGGGACCCGTCCGTAAAGCTTGTCAATAACTGGTATGTCAAAACCTAGAATGTTGTGGCCCACAATGCATTCGTTTCGGTTGCAATTCAAAAGCCTGTCAATGCCTTCTTGAACTGGACGTCCGCTAGGCTGGTGGTTATAGCGAACGGTCTCCCCGGTTTCTAACTCATGGATAACCAGACAATGAATAGTCTTTGTTTTGTCTAGTAAGCCGTCTGATTCAATGTCGAATATAAGTGTTTTCATTTACTGAAGCTCCTCTGGAATTTCAACTGGCGGCTGTCCGCTGTCTTTCAGCCTCCCGGTTTGTTGGTTGTACTCCAATCTGCACGCTAGACCCGTCTCTCCCGTGTATCTGTTTTTAAGAACACGAACCAAAGTGAAGTTTTTCTGAGTTTCGTCCTGTTGGTTTCGCTCCAATCCAAGAACAATGTCTGAGAGTTGTGCGATCCCAGCGGACCCGCGAAGTTGGGAAAGGCTGGTAGCCGCTCCTTCTTCATGGCCCCTGCCTTCTGGTCTTTTAAGATGGCTAACCAAAATAAGACCTATTTTAAGCTCTTCTACAATCGAGCGAAGTCGCGTCATAGTGTTATCAATTAGGCGGCGCTCATCGCCTTCGCCCATTCCCGACACCACAATCGAAAGGTGGTCCAAGATAATCCACCCGCACCCGCACCCTTTGACCATGTAGCGGATGCGATTGATCAGGTTGTCGGAGTCCAACGATCCGAAGTGGTCGTAGGTAAAGAAGCGGCCCGTTGAAAGGCACGCATCATACGCCTTCTTAATATCATCTTGAGGGACCTCCTTTAAACGAAGATGAAGCGGCGTGCTCATCTCAATACCAAGAATGCCCAAAGCTGTTCGCCGCACGCTTTCCTCGAGGGCGATATACCCAACCGCTTGCCCGTGGGTAAGAAGCCAATGGCAAACCTCCCGGCATATCTGGCTTTTGCCTATCCCGCTTCCCGCTGTGATTGTCACAAGCTCGCCTTTTCGTAGCCCGTGTGTCATCGCAGTAAGCCCATCAAAAGGGTAAGAAACGGCTTCGCTTTGATCTACTTTAGTTATGTAATCCCAAAGGTCGCTACCACCCACAATGCCATCAGGTCTGTAGTCCTTGGCCCGCCACATAGCCTCAATAAGGTCACCGCCTCTTTCAGCTACAAGCATATCGTTTGGGTCTTTTAAAGGTAGAGAAGCTATCTTAGCTTTTCTAGGGCTCATCAGCGCCGCGCACTCTTGCGAAGCCTTCCTACCGGGCTCGTCGTTGTCAAACATGAAGACAACTGTTTCAAACTGCTCAAGCCACTCAAGATTTTTAGCCACGGCTTTCGCCGCCGCTTGAGCTCCGTTTGGAACGCTAACCACGGGCCACTTGTGGTTTTGGACCTGACTTAAAGAGAGAGCGTCAATCTCACCTTCAGTAACAACACACATCTTATAAGAGCCCTTCCAAAGGTGCATACCAAAAAGACCCATTCTATGGGAATCTCCAATAAGTTTAAAATCCTTGTTTGGAAACCTAATCTTTTGGGCAATAACATTTCCGTCTTGATCCTTGTAATTGGCAATCTGCACCGCCCTGCCAAAATACTGACCAACCCGGTAATCCCACTTTTGGCAAGTCTCTTCAGTAAGATGCCGCTTGCTTAAACCAGTAATCTCACCTTCGATAAATCCTTCTATTTGCATGGGGGCCTTTCTTGGTTGAATGGGAATCCCTTCTCCGTGTTCGTACGAAGCACAAGAGAAACAATAACCGTGACCGTCATCATAACGAGAAAGAGCATCGCTAGAACCGCATTTAGGACACGGTTCATGTTGTACGAAATTGGATTCTTGTTCCATCATTCCTCCCGCTGTTCTTTACGATAACTCCGTTTAGCTTTATCTCGCCCTCATTTGTGTAGTCGGCGCTGTAAGCCACCGGGGCAAGGTCCTCCAAGTCTTTTTCAAGCTCCTTAAATTCAACTTCAGGAAGCCCAATACTTGTAGGCTTATTACCAAACCTAGTTTCAAACTTTTTCAGGAAGTCCGTGTAATCCGTGTACTTCAATTTGTGTTCCCTCCTTAATCCAATCGGCGGGTATTCTTCCGCCGTCCGAAAACTGGAAACCGTTTTTGGTTGCCCAATCTCCGTAAGTTGTTTTGCTGTTTTTATTAAGACGGTTTCTGGCGTTTTGAAACACCAGACGAATATCCAAACCGGGATTTTGGGCTTTAACGGCCAAAAGTTTTGATCTGTCTTCTGACCTGAACCAGCCCTTAGCCTCGATTATGATTCCCGTAGGCAAAAAGAAATCGGGTGTGTAGCGACACTCTTTGACGTAGGGAAAGCTCATGCTTTCATACCCAAACTGCACCCCACCCCGAGTGAGGTGGGATGCAATCTGAGATTCTAGCTTTGAGCGATATTTAGAAGTCGGCATTAGCCTCAACAGGGGCCGTAGACTTCTTTTCGAAGATGTCGTCCGAGAAGCTTTCGCCGCCAGAAACGTAACCTTCCTCTTCGGCAGTAAAGCCGTAATTATCACTTTGCGAAGGACCGCCCGGGGCCTTGAGATCAAGAACCTGAACAGCCTTGCAACGCAAGCTTACGCCAACGCCAAGAGCCGGGGTGTACCAAGGGAACACGTCGGTTGCAACTCGAATAACCGAGCCGCCGCCAACACGTTCGTTCATGGGTTTGTTTTTAGCATCGAACAAGGCAGGGCGCTGTTCCCATTCCTTACCGCTCTTTTTACTTTTGATCTTGGCGGCAAGGGCAAACTTAATCCGAATCTTTCCCGTTTCGTTGCCTTCCTTGTCGGTATCGTTTTTGATCGGGAGGTCAGCAAGTTTGAGCTCTTTCTTTTTCAGAAGAGCGCATTGCTCCTTGTAATAACCTTTGACCACTTCTTTTACTTTAGCCGCGAACTCTTTAGCTTCCTCAGGGGAAACCAAAAGATTGACCGAGTACTCGCCTTCAGGCTTGAACTTGGTGTCGGGCTCGTTGAGTTTGGGGAATGATGCAATGCCTTTCGGGCTGATCATCCTCACTTGTCGTGTATCGCTCATGTACCTTCCTTCCTTTCTGTTTAGGCCAAGCAAAAGCTCGACCTTTGTTTCTCTAACCAAAAGTGTATGCCGCATCGCGTATCAGGCAAGGATCAAAACTTCCCAAAACAAACGTAGAAGCTGTGCTTATCTCTTTATTAGAATTGCTTATGGCAGTTTGAAACAACTGTAAATTGTTGGATGAGAATACTTTTACAAACGCTTCTTTTACGTTTTTAATTAAGGCTTC